AGTCCGGATTCCGGACTCCCCAATTCATTATATCGTTGAAACATTACCATTGATTTGAACTGTTGCAGTGTTACCACTGTTTAAGCGTACAGTTGCAGTTCCTTGACAGTAATATCCCGGAACCAAAGCGGGACGACCGCCTCCGTCACCACCTGTTGCTTGATACCAATTGGCTGGCCATACCTTAAAAGTCCATGTATTATTTCCAGCCGATACAGGTTCAGACTTGCCGACGTCGCCCATCTGATATTTTATAGTCCCACCGTCAATCTTCATAGCCATGGAGACTGAAACGGTTGGTTTGGTAGGAGCGTTCGAAACGGTAATCGTAGTGGCATACGACTGACCCGTGTTCGGACTCGACATGCTTGAGAATACGGTTGTGGGCGATACGG